ATTGATTCACGAATCAATGGTAGAATTGGCAAGATTGCATCTTCTTCTGTCTCATTACCTAAGTAGGATTGTGAGATGAGTTTTTTGGTTGAAAGAGTTCTTTCAGTTAAGTCAATACCTGACATTGTTGAGTCATAAGTATCGCCTCTTTCTTCCAAGTTACCATGTGGGGAAGTCCCAGTAGCTACTTGGTTAGCTGTAAATTCAGCGTAACCAGCATCTGGTAGAATTGGAATGATTTGAGTAGCTGAAGTCATTTGGATTTCTCTAAATAACGGTGCTAGTACTAATTCTAGTTGAATGTCTCTTTCAATGTTAGTTGATACTGTTTGCTCGAAATCAGCGGAAGAAACTCCAACACCTGAATGGGCGTTGACTTTTTCCATCACATTTTTAGCAAATTTGGTGTCCCAACCTCTGCCTGTTGCAAGTCCCATTACATAAGCGTCGTCTACGTCGCCCTGAAATGCTTTTTGCCAGTCAGAATTTTGTCTGTCACCAAAGACTCTTTTAGATTCACGAATTGCTTCGATTTCTTCTTTTTTGTCTTTAAGTGCGGACTGAAGTTCATTAACTACTTTTTCTAAGTCTTCATGTTTTTCTGAAACACGTTTTTCAACGTCGTTCATGAGCTGTTCAGCTCCTGACATTCCAACTTCGACAATAGTTTTAACTTTTTCTTGCTCAGCTTCTTTTTCAGCGGTTTCAACATCTAGTTGGATTGCTTTCTCTTCTGCATCTGCAAGTTCCTTAGCTTTAGTCTCGGCTTGTTGCATTGCGATTCTAGCGGCAGTTTTATTTGCTACTTCTTCTGCAAAAGCTTTCAAGTCGATGTTAGCTTCGGGAGTTTTAGTGTCATTTGACATATTAGTCTCCTGTTTTGAGGTTTTATCCTCGGCTTGTGGCGCAGAAAAGTTCTGAGCCTCGTTAGTATTAAAGTGCGTTTTCCAATCGTTGTATTCTTCCATACTGTCGAATGACTTTGAAACCGAGAACATAGCTCCCTGGTTACAAGGTACACTGACAACGGATACTTCGAATAGTTCGGCATCTTTGATTGTGTATCCATCAGTTTCTGAGTTATAATCTGCGTCCTTGACTCTGAAACCGACAGAAAAGGCTCCAAGAACACCATCTTTAATAAGATCTTTTATTTCGCCTGAAGATTTAGAGATTTTAGCTCCAAATTCCAGACCGTTGTCTGTAACTTCCAACGAAGTTGCACGACCTATGGGTTTGTTATAGTCATGATTGAATAGAACGATTGGATTAGTTTTATAGTTCTCTAGCCCATTCTTCTTTACCCATGCATCATGATTGATAACATCTCCAGCGCGGTCAATCGCATTAGTAGACGCTAATCCTTTAATATCAACGCTACCGTCTTCGTCCTCGCCAAGAGTTTTGAAAGTATTTGTCCAATGAAAAATTTTCTCCATGTGTACCTACCTTATTTCTTAGCTTTTTTGGGAGCTGCCGGTGCTGCTTTCTTAGTTGCAGCTACTTTAGGTGCTTTTTCAACAACTGGTGCTGCTGCTTCTACGCCCATAGCTTTGGCCCATTGGTTTGGAAAGTTAGACTTTATCATTCCTTGCATACGTGTCCAAGACCCAAAAGGTCTCTTTGCTAACATATAACGCATTGGAGCGTCATCTGCTGCTTTATACTCGGAAGGAGTCATCATACCTTTATCAGCAAAATACTCTGCTAACTGGTTAAGAATTGCTTTCTTGTTCGCCATTATCCTGTTCCTCTTCTTGCGGTGGTCTTCCACCTTCTTCGGGGTTCGCTGCTGAACCCGCTATATTAGCTGGGACTCTCAATTCGTCATGACCCTCTAAAGGTTCATGGCCCATTGCGTCTCTAGCTTCATTTGGTGTCATTATGCCTGTGTTAACTAGTGTTGCGTAGTACGCAGCTTGGTCACGTAATTCGGGTTGCAATGCTGGAATATTTGTTACATTTTCCGTTAGTGCAAATCCAAAGTATCTTTCATAAGCATAAGCTATTTTTCTTACTACTGGGAGAATAGTCTCCAAGTAATAAAG